AGCGGCAAAACTGGGCAGCGGGATGATTGGCATCATTGATCTTCTCGCTGTTAGCCAGGCCGTCGTCATCGCTGTCGGTACCGTCGGAGATGCCCCGGTTTTTCTTCTTGTACTCCAGGTCCATCTTCTCGCCCTCGGCCTTAGGAGCCACGATCAGGGCGTAGCGTTCACCATCGATTACTATCTCGCCGCCGAAGAAGCCGCCGGCCAGTGGTAAGCCCATGAGTGCAAATGGTTCTGGTAGAAAGAGCCGCGCACCGATATCCAGTGTCACGTTAGGCTCTGTCTCTACGATGTTCTGCCATCCTGGTTGATTGTTGTTCACTACTGTTGCAATCGGTTTCATCATGTTTCTCCTTTCGTTTTAAAGTTACCCACACAGCGCTTTTTTGTCCTTCATCAACTCATCCCAGGCGTTTTTCAACTGAAACGGATGTTCAAATTTTTCGACAGTAGACCAGTTTTTGCGACCGGACTTGATACGCGGAACAGAGCCGTGACCAGGGATGACACCTTCAGTGCGGTAAAAGTCGAAACCGGCCGCATAGAGCTTCTTGGCACTGGTGTTCATGACGACTTTTCCGCGATGATCTACTTCAATACAGCTGCCCATCTGCAGCATCTCTTTGAGGGTTCTTTCGGCTGCGGCGTAGGTATTGAACATAACTTCCGGAGCCCACCCCTGGAGATAGTTATCCCAAGTACGCTGGACGGTTTTTTTATCCCGGTCGTATCTGACCAGAATGAAGCCAGCGCCGAGGAGCAAATTTTCATCGCGGGAATAAATATCAGCAACGGCTATGCTTTCGGTGTTTGGCAATTCGGGCTGCAGCTCTTCAGGTTCCAGCAGGTTTTCAAACAGCGAGGCCTGTCTGGTGAGCCGCGGGATCTGGCGCAGGCCTGCAGGACCATATTCAAAAATTTTCAGATAGCCGTTATAGATCTTCGCTTCGTGATCTTCGTGGATGGTACCGATCTTCCGGTAATAGTCGATAATGGCGTCGACGCTTTTAAAACGGGCGGCGTGATCAGGATCATAGGAGACGCCCCAGTCATTACGTGTGCGCTCGACATAGAGCTGGGCCGGATAGTGGGATACGGTTTCAGCTGACATCCAGCCGAAGATGAAGGCAGGCTTGAGCGGGCGCTTTTTGGCAGGTTTCGGTTTTGGTTCAGATTCCGCTGGTGATGCATCCGGATCGGGAATAATAGCTACAACCGCGGGCAAAGCGCCGCTATCGCGCTTTATCAGACAGTCGTGCTCCGGGTCTTTGGCAAGGCTGATACATTCCGTGCGCCTGGAACATGATTTTGAACAATGTCCGAGCCGTTCGATAATGGCGTCGACCATAATCCGTTCATCGTCGGATATTTTGCCCTGTCCGGAACAAAGGGCCTGCTCTGTCGTTACCAGCCCGGCAATGATGGCGGTGATGGTGCAATATTTTGCGTATGAGTGTTCCCGGTCCGGTACCGGGATCATTATGTGTGGCCGGGTTGCCAGAGGGCATACTCCACAGACCGGCATGTCTTCAACCCGGGTGAGCTGTTTGATGTCCGGAAGCGGGTAGCGGGTCCAGTCTCCGCCTATAGGGTGACAGAAGTAGGGCTCCAGGACCGATTGTGCATCAGTTTCATACGACTTTGAAAAATCGTTGATGGCCGCGATGATTTTATCGGTGTCGGTTTTTTTGGATTTTCCGGCATATTCATCGACCTTTTTCCGCAATCCTATCAACTCATACATGACCGCGGCGGCAATACTATCAAACCCTCTACCTACACGATATGAAGGACAACCGCCACACCCTGGGGTTCCACTGACATAATAAAATTTGTAGTCGTAGCCTGAATAAAATCTCCCGTCAGGGCCGCAAGCCACTTGTATTTCAAGCTCGGTTTTAGTCTTTTTATCGGAGAACACAGGAAGGGACACATAATCCACAAGCACACCATGCTCGTTTGGCTGTGTAGGTTCCATTACGACCTCCTGACCATGATCACCTCCAGCCGCTCATCCCAGTTGCTATGATCGGTGGGAAGAAGGATAACTGCCGAGTCCGGATCCCTGTATTTGATGACGACGTCCTCCGAGTCACGGGCCAGGGATTTGAGGGCATCGAGGAGATAACGGGGCGTGATGCAGATATCTACTTCGCAATCGCTCGCTTCACATGCAACGCTGTCGGAGATGTCGCCGGCTGAGTTGGATCCGGCTACAGTGATATGATCCGGCCGGATCCGCAGGTTGATGCCGTCTGATTCGATCAGCACAGAGACACGATCGATAACATTGATCAGCTCTTTACTGTTGACGACAGCGGTGTATGGGTAATTTACCGGTACGCAGCGGCGATAATCAGGATATTGAGATTCGAACAGGCGAGCCAAAATGGTGATGCCAGTTTGTTCGACACTCATATGGTTGTCGCGAAAACGGATGGCGGTTGATACCCCACCGAGTTTTTTTATTTCAGCAAGCGCACGGGGGGAGATTGTGACACCGGTGTCGAATTGTTCACAGTCTCCGCTGTAGGGAATCGATACGGCAGCGACTGAGAGTCGGTGGCCGTCAGTGGCGGCGCCACAAATACGGTCGTTTTGAGCGCGCAGGTTGAGCCCGCTGGTAGAAGCGCCTTCCGACTGCCCGATGGCGTGCCCGATAGCATTATATATTCCAGAGAGGAATGTCCCGTCACATTCTACATCCGGCGCACCGCCAGGAATATCCATGACTGGGAAATGTTCGTCAGGATCCACACAGGCGATAACACCGCTGTAGTCTCCGCAATTGATTTGTAGCCGCCTGTTTTCGAGACCGGTGAGGCGGATGGTTTTTTCAGGAAGGGTATGGACGATGCCGGAGAATTTATCAGCCGAGAGACATACAGCCCCTCCCCAGGCGCAGTCGAAATATCCACGCGGATCTATTTCACACAGAATGCCGACCTTGAGATCAGTGGCCGCGCACGTGACCCGCCGAGCAAGAAAAAAGTCGAGCAAAAAATATGGGTGTTGCCGCCCTACTGCGCCGCGCGCCCGGTCGAGCAAATAGCACAAATCCTTTTTATCCAGTTCCACTGACAATCCCTGTCCTTTTACGTTCGCCATAGCATCCTCCATAGTTGTTATGCCGTTTCCGGCCCCCTCCCCCTCGCCGCGCGCCCTTTTTATCCCTATCCGTCTACAGACCCGCCGCCAGTGATGGATAATTGACCCAGGACGGCCAGCCGATCCAGCATGTCCCGGACACACCCGGGAGACTTGCCGAGTAGTTTTCCAATATGCGGTACCGGCACCGCTGAGAAGTGCAGCAGCAGCAACTTGACAAATTCCTCCGGCTCCCATTCGGTGCCCCGCAGCGGCGCGATCGTCGCCATCGGTCGGAAGGAGGATCCGTGTGCCCGGCAGTAGGTCCGCTCCAGGGCCTTGAAGCTGGCCAGCGGCTTGGTACCGGTAATGATGGCGCCACAGACGGGGCATATGATGCCGGCAGGCAAATACTGCCGGCGGATCCACGCCCAGGCGGTCGGTCGGTCGATGATGTCAAGTAATTGCTCAATTTTCATAACTCACCTGCCTGCCGGAAGGTTCCGATATTCCGGAACGTGAAAAAGTTGTCTCTGACGCGAAAGCCGCGCGCTTGCTCGCTCGCAGGGTTGCAGGTGGCTGGAAGGACCCGCGATTTAATGAGAAGGTCGCCCCGGTCGAAACCGCAACCTCGCCGGTCGATCCCGCCGCCGGCTTCATTGCCCACCTCGCCCGAGGTAGAACTCAAGCTCATGCATGAACTTGGCCTCCAGATCTGCCTCGATCTTTGCTACGATCGCATCGTTGATGTCGATCTGTTCAAACATGCTGGCTATGGAGATGGCCGCCTTGACATTGACCGGGTAGCGGCCCTTGCCCTTACGGATCAGGATGCCGACGTGCCCGCTCTTGAACGTCTGCATAAAGGCCGACTTGAGTTGAGTGCGACGGCCCTTGATCACCTCTACCTCAACACCCTGGAACTTGTAGGCGCTCTTGCGCTGAGTTCCCTTGGTGCGGGTGATCACCCTGTTCCTGGTGAACTGACGTGCTCCGAAGTAAGAAAGCGATATCGACTTACCACCGATCACCAGCTCTGCGGCCAGGTTATTGATTCTGGCGGTAAACATAGTCAACCTGGCATCAAGGATGTTTTTCGGCACGTTGTAGATTTTGCGGATCTCAGCCGATGTCAACGTACGGACAGAGCTGATCACCTTGTTCATGGCGCTGCGCATGGCGGCCTTGACATCGTTGATCGTCTCCTCGGTTGCTGCATCCATCGCCTCTTTGAACCCTGTGCAGGTAAACATTTGAGTCGCCATCTTTCCCCCTGTCCGGCTTGTCCGGCTCTGTCCGGTTGATGCCAGACAGCTTTTTTAAAACAATATCGGCGGCTTAACTGCTCTGTCCGGCTTGTCCGGCTCTTTTCTTTATCCTAAGAAGATAAATAACTTACTGGTAACAGCATCAAAAAAACCTTCGTGCGCGCGTGCGCGTCACATAAGGGATATGAAAATCTGCCGGACACGCCGGACAGAGTCCCGCAATGGTGCTCTGATACTGGCTTTGCGGGTGTCCGGCTCTCGTAAAATCTGCCGGACAGTGCCGGACGGCACGGACATTGCTTATGGTGTATTTTCATTGGCACGTCCCTTGCTGATTATCCTTAGGGTAGCTGGCCGTCGGCGGGAAAGGGGAGCGGGGAAAGGGCCTCGGGCTCGGACTTCTCGTCAACAATACGAAAACCGACATATGCATTCCGACGCTCAGTCGCGCCGGAATGATGATCCAAGAGCACGTTGTCCTTACCGTCCTTCACCTCTATCCCCCGTTCCTTCATCTGCCGCAGAAACTCTGCCCTGAACGTAGGCTCACCCATGGGTTGCAGGTTATAGCCCCGTACGCGCTTGCTGTAATCTTCGTAGAGCGTGGACTTGATCACCTTGGCCGCTGTATCGGCCTCAATGTGCTTCTCGATGTAGTACAGCACGTTATTGTTGATCATCTTATACGTGGCCAGGGTATCCTTCATGCTGCCCGACTCGGTGAACCCCTGCTCACGCAGCTTCACCAAACCCATCAGCGCCCAGGCAAAGATGCCCGGCAACTCCTCCAGCAGCTTTTCCTGAAGGAACAGATCAGCCTCACCTCGCTTGACGAACTGCCCCTCAAACTTGATAATCATGATCTTTCGAAAGAAACCATCCGAGTTATCCAGCATTTTCGGCAGTTTGTTTGTGCTGTAGATCAGCTTGCAGAACGGCGTGAAATCGAAGGGAGTCTGGTTCTTGAATGACGCACAGATCGGGTCTCCGGACACAATCGCCTTGATCTCCTGGCTCTGCATCGCCTTTGACTCGATCTCCGTGCTCATGTTGATCAACTTGTCCACCAGGCGCGACAGATAGAACTGATCCTCCAGCCGCCCCATGGGGATATGTGACACGTTGTCAGCGCCGGTCAGCGCCTTGATCGTGTTCATCCACTTGCTTTTACCATCACCACCAGGGCCATAAAGGATCAGCATCTTCTCGTAGCGCGTCTCCCTGGTCAGGCAATACCCGGCGAATTTCTGAGACTCCAGGATCGCGGCAGGGTCCCCCATCCACTGGTCAAGACAGCGCTTCCAGGTCGGACAATCAGGGACATTCTTCGGATCAAACTTGATCGGCAGCATGTAGGTAGCGAAGTATTCCTTGCTGTGCGGCAGCAGACTCCCTGTGCGCAGGTTGAACATGCCGGACTCAAGACAGATCAGATCCTCGTGATTGTTCAGCTTACGACCAGCAGGCAGGACTGACAAATCGCGGACCATACCGGCCACATCCGAAGCCTTGGCGCTGTTGCCTTCCTCAGCCAACATCTGCAACGCCTTGTTGCGGATGTACTGCAGGTCATACTGCTCCCAGAAGCGGCCTTCCCAGCGGTACACCAGGCCGGTCAGAGGATCAGAGACAATCTCGATATCCTGCATGATGGCCTTTGTCAGCAGCGCCGGCATGAACTTGCGGCCCTTGAAGAATCGCCGTAATCCAGGATCGATATCCGGCTTCTTATCCGGAGGCGCGAACGTCCCGGCAGTAGCGAGCAGCCCCTTGAGATCAGCCACGCCCAGGCCACGCTTGATAAAGAAATCCGTCAGGTCCTCGCCATGATTGACCGGCCATCCCGCGCCTTCTGTCAGGACAAACTCAGAGAACTTCTGTTTCGGATCATCCAGTGGGTGCGGAGTGGAGTCAAACATCAGCGAGGGCCAGCGAATCCAGCGGAACAGAGACACCACCGGAGCCAGTTTCAGACCGGCCTTTTCGTTACCGGCCAGCCCCACCTTGTCGGCGTCGTAGCAGTTGATCACCTCGCGGCCCTGGAAGTGTTCCGTCCATTCATCCTTCCAGATCCCGGCTCCGGTTGTCTTGGTAACCGCGTTCAGCCCCTGGGAGAGCGCGCAGAACAGATCAGGCTCGCCCTCGACCTGCCACAATGGCCCGGTGCCCCACCGGGAGGGGGGAGGGAAAAGACGGGCCTCGCCCCGCTTATTGCATGAGCAGATCTTGACGTCATCCGCGCCGCGATCCCACGGCAGATAGAAGCGGATATTAACCAAATTGCCATCATCATCGGGGATTGGTATGGCAACGCGCCGCTGCCCGAAGGGCATGCGCACCTGGAACAGCTTTTGGCGATCCTTGGTGTGAATGTAGAGCCGCAAGCGCATTTGCTCGATGACATCCCGGCTCCAGCCGCGCTCCGCTGCCAACCGCTCGACCCATTCATCGGGCAGCTCCGGCAGGGCATCAAACTGTTCCCAGGGGATAGGCGGCAGATCCTCGGCAGGCGGTTCTTTTTCAGATTTTGGTTTGGGTGCTTTTGGCAGGTCCGGAGTAAACGGCGGGGAATGCTGATCATCTTTCTGAATTTTGAACTCTTCGCAGAAGGCCTTAAAACCGCCGTTGTCGCGGCTTTTGCCGTGGACATGGCACCAGAGGTCAACCAGGTCGCCCTTGAACTGGCAGGCCATGCAATTACAGAGGTCTTTTTTGTAGTTATAGGAAAATGAAGGCTTGTTTCGGTCATCATGCGCCGGACAGAGGCCGTGCAGCTCCCCCTTGTTCGCCAGCACTTCCTTGACTTCGAACAGGGCTCGTGCAATGTCGGCGCGGCGATCCTCGGTCATATGTTCAAGGCATAAGCGCAATGGTCACCCCTACGCCGCTGCCAGCATTAGTTCGTCTTGTATTTCAATCACCGGCGGGCGTTGCTCGTAAATCTGCCAGGCACGCTTATGTATCCGGACAAAGCGATCAGCGGTTTTCTTCACCTGTTCCATATTGCTTGCCAGATAGGCGACATTCATGTCATCCCCAGACTTTTTCAGCTCAGCGATTACATCCGGGCGGTTCTTCGTCAGCCAGCCCCAGGGATCAGGGGCCGGGAATGACAGCGCCACGTCACGGACAGCACACCTGATGATTTCATAGGCCGCGGCATCGTCAAACGCCACCGTCACTGGAGGAGGTAGAGGCGGGATATTCGTTTCATGAACGGCCAGGCCGGGCATTGCTGACAACAGGCTCATATATATTCTCCAGGAGAAGCATCAGGACGTCCGGACACCGCCACAATAGTTTTTATGCAACATGCGGCCACCTGGGATAATTCACGAATCACTCCATGATCACCATGGAGGTCGCCCCTGTTGTAGGCGGCGGCCGCTTCCATCATAAACTCAGTCTGGATCACGCCCATTATCTGATCGAGGGTGTAATCCTGCCAGTCGCCATGTTTCTCGACAGACAGGTTGTATTCCGTCAATACGGCGGCAAGGACTTCGGGGAGAGTCATGGTTAGCGGCCCAGACCTTCAAGCTGCTGCACCGTGCCAGCTGCTCGGACAATCATCTGGCACGGATTCAAGCCATGCAGATCGGCCAGCCATTCACGCTCTTTTTGCTGGTAGGCGTCGCGCAGGGCGGCCAGGATAAGTGCATCAATGTTGGATGGGGGTTGACTTGATTGTTCGATTTCATTGGGAGGGGTAAGATCGGTAACTTCTCTAACCTGCACCTTGGCAGCTTTTTCGACGTGCGCGAGGACCTTGTCAACATCAGAAACAGGTTGCGGGATACTTATAGGCTTGCCGGTCTTTGGATCAATGCCGCGCGCCTTCAGGTGGTTCCAGCATAAACGCTGACGGGTGACTTGTTTTGTACAGCCCGGTTCGGAACAGAATTTATGCCCCGTAGCCGGCTTGGAAACAACCTTGGACGGGGTCACGGTGGCAGGCGGTGCAGCAGGCTTGTTCTTCTCGCTGTAGCAGGTACAACACAATCCGTCCTTGCCATGCTGCGCCAGCTTGCCACAATTATTTTTGCACTTGCTTGCCATAATCTCCTCCTGATTTATAGTCACCAAATCGCCAAGGCCGGGGCAGCCCTCACACGCGAAACGCGGGGGGAACCCTCTGCGACCTCCCCTGCCCGGCTGGCCGGACTTGTTCTTTCGGCACTGCTCAATGCTGATGGATGCCGAAAGGCGATCGCAACGGAACAGCTTCATCCGCGCCTCTTCATCAGCATCATCAAGCCCAGGGCAGCCACACCCATCATAGAGCCCAGAAACAAGCCGCACCCAAAGCCGACCCACACTGCCGCGATCATCGGCCACGCTCCTGGTCAACCCCCAGGATGCGCCACATCTCCATGGTCGGTTCCAGGCGAGCGGCCTGTTGGCTTTTTGTCTCAAAAAATGCAGCGTCGATTAATGCGCCGCCGAGCATAAAAAGGATGCACACAACGACAACCACTGAAATCATCCACTCTACTAGATTCATTTTCATGGTCTCACGCCCTCCAGTCCGTGATAGTAAATAGGTGTGTGCAGCGGGCAGCGCGCTACGGCAGATCCGGCCAGCCAGGATGAAATCAGTTCCCGGCAGAGCGCGCCGCGGATGATGCAGCGTTCTTCATCCCGGCAATCTCCGCAGGGCGGCTGCGGCGGAGGATCTATGGCCGTGGCTGACATGGTTTCTTTCCGAGTTTGCCATCAGCGTGCAGCTGGTGGATGAATGCGCCGAGGTTCTGCCAGGCGCTTTTCTGGCCGGGCGTCCAGGTTTCATATTGCGCCAGCGTGGGTTTCTGTTTGGTTGCCATGGCTAGACCTCCGTCGCCACTTCGATTGACCTGTCATATTCGTCCAAAACCGTTCGGACATGTTGTGATTCGCGGTGAAGCCGGTGCCGTTCGTCCGGAGAAATCCGATTGTCACGGACTGCGGCGGCATGTTCCATCAGCAAGTGAGAAACCTCACGCATCACATCGCTATGAGCATCATGGATGGTTGCGGTCGAAATAAACGGCTTGACGCACTCTTCAAGACACCGGATCACTGCCGTAACATCCTCCACCGGCCGGCCAATCCGCAGGGCCGTAACCATGATTGTGACAACTATGTCCAGGGGATTACGGGCGCCGGAACCGTCCACCGGGTCTTCTTTCCATTTGCGGACCAGCGAAACATCCTTGCCGACCGCCTTTGCTACTGACTCTGACTCCCGGCCGATACATGCTGACAGCGCCACATACGTTTCCATTCCCGTCTCCCTTTAACCAATAATTGCCAAAACGGCCTATGCCGCTAATCTTGTATCAACATCCTCGGGCCACTCAACAGCCAGGCCCTGGCGGCGGAGCTCCGCAACGACTCGTTGCGGCAGCTTGCCACTTGGGGAAAGATAAACCTGGCGAAAAATCTGGCGGACAGAGGACACGCTCTCGCCGAACCCGCTGCGAGCGGCCCAGATGGTGATCGACCACCCCTTTTCTTCCCAGATCTGGCGGGCGGTTGCGTCGTAATCAACTAAACCTTTGTAAATCGTAGATTTTTTCATTGCGTTGCCTTTTTGTGCTTTTCTGGTAAAATGTAAAAATGAATAAAAACAGCGATCAATTATTCGGAACCGTCAGCCTCATCAACACCAGCACCCGGCGGGCTGCCATTCTGCTCGACAATGGCGAATACTCCATTGCGGAGGTGTCTGACGATATAGGTCTGTCCCTCGGGGATCGGGTAAGCGGATGCCTTGAAAAGGTGGGAAAAAGTGTCGTCATCAAAAATCACACGTCCGGTATGAGCGGGGAGATCAGGATTGACGACATTCATCAGGACCGCAGCACTGCCATCCATACGCTCCAGAGATGACAGATGTGCTGCGGCAGCAACATTGTGAATACGGGCGGTAGTAAACAATAACCGGGGAGGCAGAGCGACATGCCTCAAAGCTGACTGCTGCGCCGCAATTATGAGTCGTTGTTGTTTTAACATCGTCGCCCTCGTTTCTGTTTTTGTATTCAGAAAGGTTAAAATGAAAAACTCCGACATATTTAAAACGATTCTTTCCGAGGCTTCCGGGAGGCCACTTGACGAAGTGACCGAAATGTTTGAAGCGCTCTCCCGTGCAAACAACATGAAAAACATGGAGCAAGATATTTCAGACAATGAAGCTGCGACACTATTGGCCCAACTTCGTACGGAGTTGCCCGGAATCAGACAATGGTTGATTCAGGGCCGGTTTATGGCCGAAAGTCAAACCGGCAATTGTTGAATAAGACTCCGGCCAAAGAAAATCTGTGCCTGTTCCACTGCTTCTTGTGATCCGAGAGTTTTGAAAAGAAAAGCTTCCCAAACTGGACACTGGCTCATGTTTTTATGCTCCCTCGTTCCTGTTTTGTTTCAATCGGTAAAAATAAAGTAAAGTAGGGTGGCTCTATATGTCAACAAAAAAAATAGATTCATGTGGTTTATTTTCTAATAGGCTGACATTATTACTAAAAGAAAATCGAATCCGAAAAAACAAACTTGCGGAAGAAATAGGGCTCACTCCCCAGGCAATTACTCATATGACCAAGGGACGCAGCAATCCATCACCACAGACAATCAAATCAATAGCCCGTTTTTTTAAAGTCACTGAAGATTGGTTGGAATATGGAACTGGAATCAAGGATGCAGAAGAAGACATGGAAGATTATTACGCCAGCCAGAGATATCTTGGCGAACCAGAGCAACCAAAAACCATTGCCGAACGGATTGGATCTGGCTACTTCCCAGAAGTAAAACTGATTGCCGATTATATGGATGTAAAATTCAAAGGGAAAACATCGGAAGAGCGATTAAAGATTGTTGAGGATATCATGGAGGATATCAGACAAAAGTATAAGTAAGGCCTCGCGTAAACGAGGCCTTATGTTCATCGCCTGATCATAGACAGGGCATGTAACGGAAACACAACTATAGCGATCAGAACCACTATCACTTCCGGTGGAAGTTTTAACAATAAAAGTCGTCTGATCTGATTCATCTTGCTACGTGAACGCCGGTCTTTTTGATACAACTTAGCATAGTCCTGCATACATCCCTCCTTGAATTGGTATGTTATATGAAAGGATCCCAAAACACCAAAAAAGCCGGGTCAAAGTGTAAAGTTTTTTTACACTTCATTAAGATATAATTGTAATATGCTGATATTATTGTAAATTTAAAAGTGTAAAGATTCTTTACAACTGTAAAGTTTCTTCACACTTTATTAGAAAATGGAGGGGATATGAAAACCGTGGTTGTTGCGTGTTTACTGCCGTTCTTCTCTACTACATGTTTTTCCGCAATCAAAGGCGATATGAACGATGACGGAGAAGTTGATATTGCGGATGCATTGATCGTTTTACGTACAGCTATTGGCGTCGAACCAAAAATATCGATTCCTGTTCCTATACAGCCAGTGTGCCCCGCCCCGGTAGTTTGCCCTGCCCCGATTGTATGTCCATCTCAGACAATATGCCCCGCAGCGACAATCTGTCCGACTCCGATTGTATGTCCTGCGCCGACAGTTTGCACCCCAACAACAATAATTATTAAGGACTCTACCACCTGCCGGACTCCAACCGCAGGTTATCCTAAAATAGTGAAAAGCATTCCGTTCCCCGCTGGCGTGACATATTTTTCCGATCTTGCTTTTGACCGGGTGAACAACACCGCGTGGCTTCTCGCCGGAAATGATACCGGACAGCCGAAATGGTTAGTGCATATAGCAACTGATGGCACGGTACTGGGAACCAATGCCTATGTGAACACCACATGGTCAGTTAATTATGGCAGCTTCCTGGCTAGCAATGGTGTGTCGATTTGGGCAACATCTTATGGATGGCTGAATGGTATTCCAATTACAAAAGTATATTCTCTGGATACATCCGGCAATGTTTTGAAAGAGATTCCTTGCCCGGCAACTACTGCCGGTGGATTTTGCACGGGCATCACATGGGATGGGTCCAAATTCTGGACCGTAGCCAGCGATAGTAAGGACCTTGTATCTTTTTTTCCTGACGGCACCATTTCTGCAAAGTTCATCGGCATTTTTCCCGAAGTATCGAGATCTCGAAACCTGTTTTATGACTGGGCTAAATCCCGCCTAGTTGCCTCCGATAAAACCTATCTCGACGTCATCGATACTTCAACCGGCATCAGAACACGCACCTTTCCATACAACAACGGCGTGAACGGCGATTGGGATGGTCAATATTTTTGGAACATCAACACTTCCACACTCCAGATAGAAATTATGGATCTGGGGATATAACGCTACATGACCACCTGTGCCATCTACATCCGCAAATCCCGTGAAGAAAAAGACAAACCCTCACACCGTCTGACAGTCCAGCGCGAACAACTCCCGGCATACGCAGCCGTACAGGGCTGGAACAGCATCACCTACGACGACGGCCACGCCTCAGCCGCCCAGGGTAAAACATCCGACCTCAAGGAACGCGCCCGCCTTGAAGCCGATATCCGCTCCGGAACAATCGACATAATCCTCTGCATCGAACTCTCCCGACTCTCCCGGGATGACTCCCTCCAGGACTACGTTGCCTGGCTCGATCTCTGCTCCAGAAACAACGTCCGGCTCGCAACCATGTCCAGGATCCTCGACCCGGCCCAACATAGCGACTGGATGCTGCTGCTGATGGAAGGCGGGTTTTCATCTGTCGAGATGAAAGTGCTCCAGGGGAGAATGAAAGAAGGGCGTCAGGAAGCGTTCAGGAGCGGGAAATTTATGGGGGGATTGTGTCCACCGCCATACATCTACGACAAGGCCACAGGCAAACCCACCGTTGACCCTGATGCACTGAAACGGATGCAGCAGCTATGGTCTCTGGCAGAACAGCACGGCACCCGGCACATATCCCAGGTCATCAACATGCCGCTTATCGCCATCCGGCGCGCCATATCAGACGAACGCCTCCTCTACTACCAGGCGCTCCGCCAGAGTCCTGACGGCGGCGACATGATCCCCTGCGACTGGCAACCGGTCATGACCGCAGAACAGGCCGCCCTCATCAAAGCCCGGCGCACAGACCGCATCAAAGGCTATCACCGCAGGGAATCCGGAGGACTCCTCAGCGCCATGGGAATCCTCGTATGTGGCTACTGCGGCCGCAGCTGCCGCAGCTGGGCTAATAGCAGAGACAAGGCCACATGGTACGGCTGCAAAGCCAACGAGCACGCCCGCACCTGTCAGCCGTCGCGCCTGATTCAGCAGCAGCTTGTCGATCATGCCGTCACCACGCACGTCCTTAACACACTGGCCGATCAAGATCAACTCCGGAGCGCATGGGAAGCCAATCAGGGCACCGACGACAGCGCAGCCAGGATAAAAGAGATCAACAGGGAAATCTCCACCATCACCGATCGCAAACAGCGACTGATCCACGCCATCACCGAAGGCGTCATCGAGCTCGCCGACGCCAAACAGATGCGCATGGCGCTCGATGCCGAACTCCAGGCGGCAGAAACCAGCAGAGGGAACATCCTGTCGAACATCAGTACGCCTCCGGACTGGCAGGCCATGGCCGTCACCGCAAAGAAATTCCACGCCCTCGACACTCCGGATCAGCGAGAAATCATCCGCCTGAGCCTCGCCGAAATTCGCCTCTACTCCTCATATGCTACATGCACCTACAGATTCCCGCGAGACCAACACGGAAGCACCTCCGCAAGGATTCACCTGCCCCCGAAATTATCACCCGGAAGAAAGCCCCTGTAGCAGAAAACCAAAAGCAAAAGGCCACCGATATTGAACCGGTGGCCTCAATTGATTACTTTTGTAGCCGCGTGCTCTACCATCTGAGCTAAGGTGGCAAGGATATCAACAACTGCGTGCAGTGTTAATGCTGGTTTGCGGGGTGTTTTGAGCTACAAATGAGCTTGTAAGTAGTTGATTATTCGTTGTAGCTCGCAACAAAGGTATATTACTTTTGACCGTATGTCAAGAGTCACCCGAAAGTCCGCTTTTACCGATGTTATCGCGCAGAAAACGCCTGCCGCATCATTTCCGTGCGGCTCTCCTCAAATGCTTGGATGACTTCCTCGGACCACACCTCAGCGGCTTTGTCCACAACCTCCTGAGGTTGGTCGGTTAGATCCGCTCCGGGACTGAGGCAATAGCGATGCAACGACTTATCTGTTGTCACATTATTGTCAACCTGTAAGGTTGTTTCGCGGATCTCCAGGATACCGTTACTCAGCACGTTGATGTCATATGTTTTTTCCATCGTTCCCCCCCTTAATTACAAAAATATTCCGCGCAAAAATAGACACTAAATGCCGTATCCATTGGTATGGTCGCAATACTACCACCGCCAACCGGGACCTGATACAATACAATGTATGTTGTATTAGGCCAAATCAGACCGTCTTTGCAATAATTGCCGGCGGTCAGCGATAGCCCATCAACCAGACCGATCGACACTGACTGGTAGAAGTTTGTTACATTTAACCCTGCCGCTGGCAGATTATCAATTATGATGTTACCAGTACCGGTATGGTTTGAAATAGTTGTCATCCCTATAGCGGTATATTTATTCATTATTTTCTGATAGCGGCCTACTTGTGCAGTGTAAGTACCTGTTCCGGCCGAGGTGCTGCCGCTGATCACAGGAAGAAATGTCCCAAATTCGGGTGTTACCCCGGCCAGTTGTAATGCATTCAGGGCCGTAGCAGGTTGATATCCGGAGGTACCGGCAATGATGGCGTTGATGTAGGTTTCTAAACTGGTTTTATTGGCGTCCTCTTCCGAGTTTGTCAATCCTCGCGCCAGTTCGTAGCGTTTAAGTAGATCTAAAGGCATGGTGCCCTCCTATATGTTGGATAGTAGATAATCTTCGCTGTAGTACGTTTCGGACATATACGGCCATTCCTGGTGGACGTCAGTGGCAGTGATGGCAATGCTGTCAAGGGTGCCGCTGTCGCCGGGCCGCAGATCGGCGGCGGTGATCTCCAGCAGCTGGCTGGAGTCGATCGCCAGGGCGACACCGTCGGCAAATTGGAGCGCTTCATAGTCCAGGGCTGCCAGCCAGGTATAATTGCGGTAGCGCCGGGCGTGCTTGCCGATATAGTAACCGAATACATCGATTGCCATGGCGGCGGAGCGGATGAAATCAAACATAAACATTTCAGCAGACGGTTCCCGCTCGCCGTAGTAGGCGATTGATTCGGTGTTGCGATCGGAGATGCAACCCTGGTAACTATCGGCGGTACGGTCCATGCTCCAGTCGCGATCGTAACGCAAGGCCAGGACGTTGATGACCTCTGATAATGGCGCTTTGCTGACTTTGAGGGAGCGCTTGTTGCCATCCAGCAGACAGTTGCTGATAGTTTTTATCGAGCTGAGTACGTCGGGCCTGACGATCAGCTCTGATGCGCCGCAGTATTTTACGAACCAGGCGCGGCACTGGAAGGCAATTGAGTCCAGCCAGTACTGCGCGGATCGGTATTCGGTGATGGCCCCGTCGATGCGGTATGAGGCGGGAAAAGTGCCGGTCTGGGTCAGGGTGGTATCGTTGCAGTACGTGGTCAGGATATCATCACAGGCATCGAATGGGGCGGCCACTGCCTGGCGCTGAACATCGGCCAGGATACCGCTGCCGACGACGACTCCGGCCACGTTGTTGCCGGTAAGCGTGACAGTGCCATACTTGGCGACGGCTCCGGTTTTTGCGGCGCTGCCGGTTTTTGTGACGGAGCCGGAACGGAAGGCGATTCCGGTCCGGGTGAGCAGCACGTTTTGCTGCCCGGTGAGGACGGCAAATGAGATATTGCGCTGGGCCAGAGGGAAACTCACTGACGGATTAGACCAGCCGCCGGACACATATATATCGACCTGATTGCTGTCAATATCCGCGCCCGAGGCGTTGAAACGGATATTTTCGGTGTATCCGCTATAGTATCCCGAATAATTATAGGTTTTGTAGGTGTTGCCGTTGATCTTGACAACGAATTGCCCGGAACAGCCGCTTGCTGATAGCGTTATGTCAATCATGATTGACATGCCCGTGCGGGTGCCTGACTGGGTCGGATAGACCACGGACATGGGGGAATTATTCCAGTTCGGCGTGGATGATGCGTTCTGGCCAAGAATGTACGAATCGCTCGAATCCTTCACGTGGCTGTGAGCCGTATCACCCAGGTTGATATTATCGGTTACGGCGATGCCGTCCGAAACACCAATCCCATCCGATACCCCTGTAGTATCACTCACCCCGATTCCATCAGCCAGCGCCAGAGTAACCGCCTGTTTCAGCGTGATCACGCCCGGTACCGAGACAACCGCGCGGCCGGGATAGGAGGGGTGGGCGTTGCCGACCGCGCCGGTATAGAGCGTACAGATGGAGGTGATAGCCAGTTCCACTTCGCCACCCAGCATGGTACGGACCCGATCGATGCTATCCACAGGTCGGTCACTGGCGACAAAAATGTATTCGGTTTTTTTCTCCCAGCAGACCGCCCCCTGTGCATGCTCTGCGGCCAGACTGGATCCCGTGCCACGGACAACCGTGCAGTTAATGCCCGAGATGGTGATAATTTTGATGTCCTCATCGTCGATGGTCATGATCATGCCAACCGACAAGCGGGTTGTATCGGACAACACAAAAGTGGTTGTTATGACCGATACAGCCGTCACCAGCGAGGTTTTGACGCCCACGTCCAGCCCACGGGCCGGAACCCGCTCCACGCTGCCAAAGGGCAATGGGATGACCTTTCCGACGTCCTTGGGATCCGCGTTGGGCCAGAGAACGGAACTGACCAGCGTGCCGATGTTATTGGAGAGCCGGGCCGCTTCGCTCTCGCACTCCAGGCGCAGGGTGGTATCGTCCATCTCGGGATGGTTGCAGACATGCCCGCGCCATTTGAGGACCGGCGGATGTGTGGCAGCGTTCAGGCCATGGAACCAGAGATAGAGATCGACCGGGTTTTGTTCCAGCTCGTAGGTGTTGGCCAGGGTTCGCAGGTTGGGCGAGGCGTCCGGATCGATCAGCAGATCAACGGAAAAATCACTCACCTTATATTCGCCGAGTCCGCCGGTCAGGCCGCTTTGAATGCTGCCCCATGATTTGACCAGGGCCAGGGTGGTGTAGTTCTGCCCGGCCCATCCGGTAATGGTGAAGGCGTGATCGGAGAGCCAGTAATCAACCGCGTTGACGGTAAGTTTAAATATCCAGCAGGGGAAGGAGCCGGCTACGGCGGCGGAGGCAGCGGCCCAAGTGGTGGCCGCCGGCGCGGCCAGGGCGATCAGCTCTTCAATTTCAAGCTCGACCTGGTTGCGGTTCGGGCCGGTTTGGGTATGGCGGATCGGCGCGACGACGCGGCATGTGTGATCTCCGCCGGACAGGTAATCCTCGCTGTAATAATCCTGCCCCAGGGCGAAATAGTTGGACCCAATGTGGTCATGCCAGGTGAATGTATGCCGCCCGGCATCGAGCGTGGTATGGAGAGCCAGCAGGCTGGCCAGCACGGAATCGGAAACCTGTGTGTAAGTCAATCTGCGCGGGACGCGGTAATGCAGCGCCTTGTTGTAGACATACAGCGAGCCGTCAGAGGCCAGGGCCGAGGCTTGGATCAGCTCGGACGGGTCCTCTGCATTACGGAGCGGCGGACCGGGAAACTGGATGGTAGTACCGCCGTAAATTATGGCGTTGAGCGTGGTCATGGCTGGACTCGCATGGTGACGGTTACGGTGTGGCTGTTATAGGCGATCTCACGCGGGTTGAGTGTGGGCTGATGAAACTTGACCGTGCGTGCGGTACCGGAGGTGTCGTTGTAGGTGAACGCATTGGACATGCCTCTGGCGACGTTGGTGAAGAACCATTCCAGCTCCGAGCGATTGCTGTCTGTCAACCGCAGAACCAACGTCATGAGATCATCCACGGCCAGTGAGTCATGCACGATCGGCACGTCCGCGGCGGTCTGTTCGCGGGGCTGGATGCGGTCCAGTGACCATTGCGGACGCAACGGCGACAGGGTGAAGGTGATGGTCTGACTGGCATGTACGAACGAAGCCTGGGGCATCTACGGCCTCGGCGTCATAGAAAAATCGGCGCAGTTGATGATGATAATGCCGTTGCCGGGAGTTGGGTCCTGGTGGGCCGGATCGGTGTTGAGCTTGTTCTGGAGTGGGGAAAGGGTCCCATACAGAACAGGGCGATCCGGACAGATACTTTTGTCGATGCATTGCGAACAGCGGGTGTCGAATGACCAGGACATGGGGTGGCTCCTTTAGGCACGCAGCCGGGTTTTCATATATTCCTGAAGCTTCGGGATGACCTGACGGGCCAGATCATCGGCGGTGTTGCGATCGGTTACGTTGGGCAGCACGAACTGGATGTTGCCCTGGACGGTAATGCCAGCTGTGCCGGTACCGCCGGCGGCAGGGTTGTATTTTTCAGGGACTACGGCTTCTTTTTTGTGCAGATAATAATATCCGTCCGCAGGGATCAAATTTGTTCCGGTGGCAAGTTTTGGTGTACTGCCCCAATAGGCATCCCCGAGGGACACAAACGGAGAATTGCCGGATATGCTGGCGGTCCCGCCCGTAAATCGTGAAGCGGCGGCAGCGGCGGCTGACTGGTAGTTATATTGTCCGGCAGCATAGTCTTTGGCATAGATAGGCGTACCATTTGAAAATCCGACGATGTCGCCCGTCAATACGCCCAGATCCTGCTCGAACTGCAGCGTTTTGGCTTTTTCCTTATTCAAGGCGGTTTGAAGCTCATATTGCCGGGTAAGACTGGCAATGGCGGTCGTAGCGTTCTTTTCGGTCGCCAGGAGTAAGCGACGCTCGATATCTTCCAGCTTTTCCCGGCCGGCGCGCATATCGCTTTCGGCCTGACTGATTGCCCTGTTTTTCCCCAGTACTGCGTCAAGTTCGTCCTGAAGTGCACGGACTTCGGAGGTAAACTGGCGGGCCTCGTTGAGTTCCCTGATGCTGGCCTCTGTGCGCTGGATGGAAAACTCACGCTCTTTCAGCGCCAGTTCGGCGCTGCTCATCCGGCGGTATTCCACCGTTTTTCGTTCGGCGGCGATCTTGGTTTCGGCGGCCTGCACATACTGACCGGCCTCTTCAAGAGACTGGGCCTGTAGCTTGGAATATGCCGCGGCTGATGATCTGACCGCGTCCTGGAATTTTGTCTCTTCGGTGATGCGGGTCTTTTGCAGATCCAACTTGGACAGCAATACGGCTTCATCGGCCTTGGTATTTCTGGCCAGCTCTTCGCTGTATTCCCGGCTGTTGGCTCCCTTTTTGGCAAGCACGAAGTTCAGCAGGTCAACCTCTTTGTTGTAATAATCAACGTCGTTGTCATATTTAGTTTCGGCGGCAGCCAGGGCAATTCTGGCTTCTTCCTCATAGTATTCCTGAGTAGTGATCCGGCCTTCGGCATAGAACTGTTTTAGGTCAGCTAGCTCCACTTCGGCCATGTGCTTGGCGTAATTGGTTTTTTTGTCCTGCGATGCCTTGAATGCCGCCAGTTCTTTTTCCTGATCCTCGATTTTCTTCTTGATCTGTTCTTGTGTGTCCTTGACGTCGATTTTTGGCGGGGCTTTACCGGAAGCGGCACCCTCGCCTTTCTTCGCCAGCATGGCATTGTAGTTTTTAATCGAATCCGCTTCGCGGGCCTGTGCCTCATTGTACATGGCCTCGCCGGTCAGATTGAGGCCGGTGCTTTGATACAGCTTTTTATCGGCCCATCGAACCAACGGTTGAGCGGCATAACCGACACCGACACCTGCTGTCAGAGCTCCGGCGGTACTGAGCAGTCCGCCGCCGATAGCAGCCATAATGCCACCGCCCGCAGCAGCGCCACCAGCTACCGCAGCTCCGGTACCGGCAGCAGCAGCCACACCGGTACCGGCAGTAATCATTCCGGTAGCCAGCATGACGGCACGGGTAGCGGTCGCCACTTCAAGCATGGTTTTCATCATGGCGACAGCGCTGCCGATCCCCTTCAACAGCAAACCTCCGACGAAGAATGCGACGAACGGCTCAAAATTGTTGTAAAGCGCTTTGGCAATATCGGCGGCGGTGGACATATAACTTTTGAGGGTTGTCCAGCCTTCCTTGATATCACCGGCGATGACATCCTTATGCTCTTTCAGGTAATTATTGATCTTATCCAGCCACCCGGAAATATCCTTGACGATGGTGGGGAAACCGGCCTGGAGGATGGCTGTCACGGCGGTCTGGAATGACGATTTTACCGATGACCACATAGTGCTGATATCTTTGCTGCCCTCGCCGAAACCTTTTAGACGGTTGCCCAATTCTTCCAGCAGTGTTCCGGACTGTTTCCATTTATCGACCTGCTCTTTCAGCGGGCCGTCAACAGTCTTTTGGATCATGCTGGCGAGCTGACTGTTCTGATCGACCTCGCCGCGTAGCAGGGCGGCGACTTCCTGCCGGACCTGCATTTCATCCCTGCCGTTGCGGCTATAGACCGCTACGGCGTTTGCCAGGCGGGTGAACGCCTCGACCTGTTTGCCATTGGTTGTATCCAGCAGCACACCCTGCTTAGTCATTTCGAACGTGATTGTCTGCAGGTTGGTGAGGTTAAGCGAGGTGTTTGCATCCACCTTCATCAGGGTTGCTTGCAGGCCTTCGGCGTATTCTTTGGCGGCCTTGTAGTTTGTGGCGATATCATTCCCGCCCTGAAGGCTGGTGATGGTGGCCGCCATCTGTACAACCGACATCTGAAAATCATCGACAGCCTGAACACCGGCCTGAAACCCTTGCCAGAGTTTCCCCCCGACATACCACGCCGCCACGCCGGACATCAGAGCGGTAAAGCGGTTCGTCAGCGTATCGACAGACGCGCCGACACCGTCGATGTTTTTGGTGAGGCTCTTTGCGCCCTGGTTCGCGGTCTGGAAATTACTGGCTTTATCCAGGGCAGAAATTTTGGCGGTCATGGCCGCATGACCGTTCTGCAGATCCTTCCAGGTAGCATTTCCGCTGGATTCAATCAGTTTGAATGCAGTGAGCGCGGCCTGTTTCTGCTTGTCAAAGGAAGCTTCGGACTTGATGCCAAGCTGCTGATAGGCATATCCCAACAGCTTGGAGACATCTTCGCCCTTGACCTGCATTTCCTTCATCGCCGCAACGGCTTGATCCGGGCTGGCCGATATGAGAAATCTGACGTCCTTAGCCACTTGGTTCTCCCTGGGTATCAGGTTGTGCTATTTTGCGGCATTCCGATTCGATCAGCGCGAGTTGCAACAGATCGTCACGGACCACGCGGAATTCCTTGACTACCTGCTGAGCCAGACCCATTTCCGACAGGTGCGCGAGCAGCCAGCGCACTTCCAGCAATCTCATATCCTCATCTTCCAGCTGATCTATCCCGGCCAGGCATGATCCGGTCACACAATCAGGGTAGATGCCGTCCACTTCGAAATTTTCCCGGCACGACTCACAAGAAACCTTTGGATGATCCGCCCGCGCCCAAAGGTGCGCGATTATTCGTTTCCCGGTTTTTCTTCCTTGGCCATTTCGGACAGCAGATCATCGAGGCCGCGCAGATCCCCAGCATCCAGTTGTGGCAGATCATCGTCCAAAAACTTGGTTTCATCGGTGCAGGTACGGTAAACGAATTCTGAAAAGCGCTGGCTTTTGGCAATCAACAGGTTTCGATTTTCGGGCGTAAACGGCAGCGGCTTACCATCCGGGAGTGACAATCCGGGTTGATCATGATCAGACGGGTTACGCCAGCCGAGCACTGCCGACTTGCCCAGAAATATGTCCTGGACATGGGTGGGCTTGGCTTTCATTTTTTTGGCAGCTTCCGCACCCTTCATGAGTATGTCATTGACCGTTTCCTTTTCCAGAAACTGCAAAAGGACTTCAACATCCGCACCGTAGGGAAACCATTTTTGAGGAGGTGTTTCGAATATGCCGACTTTCATGGTGTCCTCTCCTTATCTTGATTGTATGTTCTGTTAATTCAGCGGGTTCAGCCTATGCAGATTCAAACTATGTGCACCCCGCGGGTGTTGTTCTATTGCAGATCCGCCTTCGGCGGATCCTATCTCACGAAAAGGGCGGTAAGGGGCTCCGGATGGCGCGGAGCCCCAGCCCTAAAGGAGGGAAAGGGCTCCGCCAAAGATTACGCCAGCAGACTGGTCGTGATTTTGTTGGTCACCGTGATCCATAGGGGATCGGTGATGCCGGTCATACCTGTCGGAGCCGCTGTTGCTCCAAGCACTTCGTATTCTCGGCTGTTTTGTATGATACCGGCCGAGTAGGGATTCTCGTACGTTTTCGGCTTGAGGTGCGGCATCTGAATCATAATCGAGTAGGGGATTGCTCCCTCTATGATCGACCCGGTGCAAAAGAGCATCGCCTTGGAAGAAACATTATTTTTTAGCGCTGTGCGGGGTGCCAGACTGAGAGTGCGTGGAAATTGCAGTTTTAGAGACACTTCGAACATACCGTCACCGGTCGGCTCATCAATCAGATCGCGCGGACTGGTGTCACTGGATGTGTATGTACCGTATACTCCGGTCAATTTCCGCTCGATGGTTAGCTCGATTGATGATGGTCCCAGTTTATCTCCAACCGCCAGGGCAATGCCGGATTGATCATTCATCCATAACTGAGTCTGTCCCATATAGACACGACCCGCGCGCTCCAAAATTGTCACATTGAGAAACGTGGTTGTCGTATTGGTTGAGCTGGCCGGATTAACATCTGTTCCAGGGCCTGAAATGGTGATCTGTACCGGTTTTCCCGTCTCGAATTTAAGAACGGCTTTGCTTGGCTTCCAGGATAAAATTTCTTCGATTCCGAGTGAGCCAATCATTCCGCACAGAGTGCCGAATTGTCCCGAGGTAGTCGTGGCAACCTTCATGATATGGTCCCACGACAGCGTTCCCAGATTATGCTGAGAAGGTGCTGCCGACGTCCCCATGATCATGGCCAGCATCGACAATATGGGGCCGTCGTTATAGCGCAGATATGCCGGGACAATTCCCTCGCATTTTGATTCTCCAACCGAGGTATCAACGGAAAACAGTTGGCCGCGGCTATCATCTTTGATGTTGGTAATATCGGCCTTGAGCCCCAGATCCAGACCGAGAAAACCGTTTCCCGCACCGCATGCTACCGCAGTGTTCCATGTCGAACCCTTTTTAAAGGCATATCTCAGCTCAGCACCGTTACTCATTGAGATCCCCTCCCTTCGAATTTACGTTTGTTTTTGCCGGGCGTTCAAAAAGTTCCGGCGCAAAATTTTTTTCGTCAATGGTGTATTTCTGACCGGCGATGATTTCTCCAAAAACCGGCGACCATCCCAGATTGCCTTTTGCTGTTACAGTTATTTGCGGCATATGATCCCTCCTCTGATTATGATTCTGCTTTAAGTGCTTCGATCTCGAACGGGTTATTTTGGTAACCGTAGCGGGCCATATAATAGAGATACAGGACGGCAAAACCGATGTACCAATAGCGCCGCCACTGGCGCTTGTGACAATCCTCGTGTTTCCTCCAGATTGTGGAGACCTGATATTCCGGGACGGAGTAGAACGTCACCGGCCCCAGGGTGATGGCCCAGCTTTTGTGACCTTTGCGCATGAATAACAGCGCAAACCTTGAATTATAGAAATCCATCAGCGGTAGCCCTCCAGAACTGTTTCCAGTTGTTCCGCATATCCGGCCACGGCTTCCAGGGATTCCGCATAAGCGCGGATCACCTCGGCGGGTGGCGAGTCGGGCCGCAGGGTACCGAGCGAGAGGTGCGGACGGGCGATCACCGGCGGCGCCGGGCAGGGAATAGCCACCGGCACCTCGACGGTGGGCGGAAGAGTGGTGCAGGCTGATAGCAGGAAATAAGCGGCGAAGATGCTATTTTTCATCTTCCCACCTCCTGTTGAACTCCAGGGCATGTTCTGCGCCCCATACAACCGCATCCGGACATGCGGCCGGGATGGCGGCGACAGTGACGGTGCGGACGCGCTCGACAGTGACGGTGCGGACCTTTTCCGCCTTCTGTGCCGATTCCAGTACACGGGCAGCCTGTTTATCGGCTTCGGTCTTCCAGGCGGCAACAGCCTTATTCTGAGCGGCCAGCTTTTCGCCCAGGGACTCCTGGCGGGCTTTGTATGCGTCAAGCCGTTCGCTCTGGATCTCCGTCGTGACACCCAGGCTGATGCAGACTACCAGGAGCGCGGCGACTGCATAGAGCAGGGCTTGTGCTCCCCAGGGGGATTGCATGACTATGCCGGCAAGGTAGCTCACCAGTTCACCCTCGACAGCCAGCTGTTGAGGTACTTTTCCATGCGCGGGTTTGCGTTTGCGATGTCGATGTAGCGCCCCAACTGGTAGCCGTTCAAGAGCTTGTAGAACCGCACCCGGTTTGTTTTGGAACGGGTATACTCATTGATCCACGTGACGGTTTCGGGGCTGATCCGGCTGGCAACCGGGAAGTCCCGGCCTTTTCCGTTCAAATGGTTGCAACAGCGGGTGACAATCCGGGCGGACATGCCGACTCCGCAGTTGACGGCGGTGTCGAATATCTCGGTTGCAATGCCCTGGCTCTTAAGATCAGAGAGCCGCAGCGGGATCCAGAAGTCATGCTCGTAGAGTTTCCCGGCCTGCGATAGCGTCAGGTTCCGGATGTCAAGATTCGGGTAGGTATTGGTGGCAATACCGAACTTGGTACAGCCCACACGACCTACGCCGACCTTGCCGCCGGTCCAGTTGCCAGGGTCGGAAGGATCACACTGCAAACCACCCTCATGTCCGAATACGACCGCCAGCGACTTCTGTATGTCCGCGGCGAACACCGGAGCGCAGGTTGTGCAGGCGAACAGCGCCAGGAGAAATAATCCGCAGAGTTTTCTATTCATGTTGTTTTCCTTCCGGTGACGGTATCAGCAGGTCAATAACTACTTCCCCGACGGTCTGGACATCCACCATGGCCGATTCGATCAGGTGGAGTGTGTGGACGTCAGCGGCTGTTTCGCGCAGATCGTTCAAGGCGCGGTAGCAGCGATAGAGGGCATATAACACTTTGACCATGACAGCCTCTCAGGTCCGGATTGTTACGGCAGCGCTTGCAGGCCTGCCCTTTTCCGTGGTGTCCGTACTGTCTCAGCACGGGGCAATACCAGGCCATCTATCTACTCTCACAGGCCGACCAGCCGCAGGCCGGGCAGGTGGCGCATCCGCATTCGTGCCGCAGGATGGCGTTGCACTCGGGACAGGTCGTCATTTCAGTTCGTCAGCTTTGAGAGCTGTTCCGGAGGGATTCCGGATTTGACCGCGATCACCAATAAGATGCCCTTGATAATGGCTATCTCCGACGCCAGTTTGGTGGTAATGTCATCGCCCGCTTTTTCGCACTTGGCACAATCCGCGCGGGTGATAAAATCGCCGATAGTCTTTTTGCACTGGGCGCAATCGGCCTTGGTGATAAAGTCGTCGCGGGTGGCACGTTTGAAAAAGTAATCGACGACCCGCTTTAAAATCTCCATTCCGACTATTGAGATGATAACCAGCATGGCGGTGTGTGTGTCCATATCCCCTCACTCTTGCCCAAAGGGCGTAACGTAAAAGATGGTAAATGCGACCTGCACGATACTGTAGATTTCATCTCCGGCCTGGACAGCGACCGATGATTTGCAACTGTCTATGATCTCAATCAGGCCGCCGAAGCGGAGATCAGCGTAGAGCGCCTTGACCAGATCGGCCTTGAGCTTGCGTCCGGCAGCCCCGGTCAGATCATCGGCTATAAACCCCTCCCAGGACATGGGATACATATGATTGACCTGCCCCATATCGGGCGGTACCGGTCCGACCTCGACGCCGCTTTGCAGCTCTCCCGGGAACCAGGCGATGCAGGGCATGACGTCCGGGTACTCGGTGTAGGCCAGTTCGCGATAGACGCTGGCGCCCGCGCTGGTCTGGTAACCGTTGGTGGTGCGGATGGTGGCCAGCAAGTTTGCGATGTAGCTGTCTATGGAGTCTTGAACGGTCATTTTTTCGCCAGTATCACCCGGGTAAACCCGGATGCCAGATCCTGCGGTTTGGTGTGCATGCGGTATTCAACCCCGTCGATGACGAACGTATTGCTGCTGGTTACTCCAGACATATCGGATATTGCGCACATGAATGACGGATTGAGCGTGCCGGCGGTAGCCTCGAAAGGAGAGACAGTCTCGAAGTCCTTGCGGAACTTGCCGCGGATGGTTTTGACTGTCACGGTTAACAGTTTGACCGTGATATCCTCGCCGGTCAGATCGAGGATGTCGGTTATGTCGGCGGCATCGAACTGCATTTACTTGCCCGCCTGTTTATTGGCATCTTTGCCAGGTTTGGCCTTGATCGGTTCGAGCGACTGGAGCAGCGCCTTGCCGACCTCCCCGTCATAACCGATTACTTCACCGGATTTGAACTGGACCGCGCTGCGGATCTCGTAGAGCCCGTCTCCCAGATTGGTCAGGGCATGGGAGCGGGCTGCGGCCTGGACAGCGGCGAGCTGCAAGATGCCTGTATTGAATATCAAGCCTTCGGCAGCGGTAATCTTGAACTTTTCCATAACAGCTCCTTTGATAAGGGTTCGGGTGTTGAACAAAAGGCCGGGACCGGTGCCCCGGCCTTTTTACTTCAACGTCCGAACGGCTTAGGTAAAGGTCGTCAGGCAGGCAAACTGCCAGAAACCATAACCTGCGGCACGGCTGGTATACAGGCCGTACTGGTGCTTTTTGTAGGTGAACTCCAGCTCCGAACCTTCGGCGATGGCCGAAACCTCGACCGGCTCCTCTTCTTGCCGGATCAGCGGCGGCACATGGGAATCTGTGCGGAACACGTAGAACTTGGTGGCGTCGGTCAGATAGGGGTTGACGTCAAACGAGACGCTGAACTTGTCGGTGTTGACCAGGGTGTTTGTCCGGCTCGTGCTGCCATCCACAATGATGGTATCGGACAGGGCCGCAGCAGTAACCTGCATCAACGCAGTAGGAACCATGACCAGAAACTGGCTGGCGGAGGCGTTCATTGGTTCGCCCTGATCGTCTTTGAAGCCAAGAATGGCCTGAATGGCCGAAAAGATGGCGGTGGACATTTCGGCGGCGGTCGGCGTGGTGCCAGTGGCTGCGGCGCAGGTCAGATCGTTGTCCTGGGTGCCGCTGTCGCCTTCGGTGTGGTCGGTATCAAAAAAATACTGGCCGTCGTAGCACACCTGTGATTCGCCGTTGGTTAGCAGCGTCGAAAGCAATTTTGCCCAGTGAGCGTCGGCGCGGTTGACGTGCTCGCTGATGCGCATTTCGATCTGGCCGGTTTTATCGCGACGCAGTTCCTTGACAAGGAATTCGATGGTGGACTCGAACTCTTTGTTGCGGATCTTGTAACTCTGATCCCGCAGACCCTTGGCGTTACGCCCGCCGACCCACTCGCGCATGCCTGGCACCTGTCCGAGCCATGCATACTCTTCGGTTTCCTGATCCGACCCGTAGGGGATGGCGTTGGAAATCCGGCCTACCCAGGGGAGACCCGTGGGCTGTTCGAGGGCCAGTGAATACATTCCCATCACGGCCCGGCTGCTCAGTTTCTCTGTTCCCATATCCGTTATCTCCTTTACAGTGGTTTTTGTGATGTGTTATTCGCTGGCCCAGATGCCTTTGAGGCCGTTGACCGTGTAGCCGTCGGTATGACCGGCGGTGAGGGTGACATAATCACCACGCCGAGCGGTTGCCAGGGTGTTGATCAGATCCTTGTCATCAGTCCCGGCCAGATCCGGCCCCATGATTTTGTCGGAGGAGTTGGGAGACGCGCTGATCTGGGCTGTGCCAAACGGCGCCATGCAGACCAGGGTGACGTCTGAAAGCGCGGTAGCAGTGACGGGCAGAGTGACGACCGTGGTCACCGTGCAAAAAATGACCTTGCCGGTATCCTGTGCGTCAAGGGTTTTGGTAGCTGCGGAAAGGGTTTCTTTGACTTTTCCCTCGTAGGGATCGGCGTATTTGTCTGCGTCAAACTCGACGATGACCACGCCTGAACTGACGAAACGGCGTACATAGCCGACGAAACTGGCCCCGGTCGGCAGGAAGACAAACGTGTCGTCATCCGTGGCGTAAACCGGTTGATCAACATCGGTGATGACTGCTCCGGATACGGACAACTGTACGCAGCCGCGGCGGTTGACCCTGACGTTGATTGCGGAGGCGGTACCAGCGGAATTGTCAGCCTGGCGCTCGGCAAAACCGGCGAACAGATCTCCGGCGACCAGCGGGCGGGCCAGGCCGGTTCCGGCAACGATGCCGACGGCCGCACCCTCATAAACGATGTCGCTGGCAATAACCGGGAATTCGTTGATATCCCCGAGTTCGTAGGCACGGGGAACGTTTTTCGCTAAAGTTGTCATAAGCTCTCTCTCCTATTTTTTTTGAGATGGTTATCTTTTGTTGAGAATCCGGACCCGTCCGGCTTCCTGATTGCGACGGAAGGCTACAAAAGCTTCCTGACTGGTGAATTCTGACTTGAGCGCCGGGTTTTTATCCCACTCGGCAGCGGCACGCTCTTCGACCGTGGCGTCTGATCCGGAAGCGCAATCATCCCCGGCGTCTCCGGTTGCAGTCGGCAGTGCGGCAACCACAGGGTTCGCGCCTGCCTGCAATCCGGACAGAGCGCTTTCGCGCAACTGCTTTTCGGCAGCCAGGACCGAAAGAGCGGCCTCACCGCCGGTGGTTTTTCCGTCGAACTTCAGTTCGGCAATCAGCTTTTCGTGTCCGGGCATGCAGGCTGATTCCACCGCCTGGATGCGTTGCCGCTCGGTTGCAGCCCCCTCTTCGCGTGCCGCGGCAAGTGCCGATGTTTCAAGGGCAACGGCTGCGGAGGCTTTTCCCTCGGCCAAAATAGCCTGGTAGAGGTCGGGGTGTTTCTCCAGCAATGTTTCTCGATCCATTTTTTCCTCCGTTTCCGTCGCCGCTGTAACGGCTGACATTTTTGTTGTACTTCTGACGCCCTTGCGGGCGATCTGGATTGCTTTATCCACCGGCGCAACTTCATCAGCCAGACCTATACCAACCGCTTTTTTTCCGACAAAACAGCCCGCCTCTGTGCCTCTGACGACACTTTCGGAGATGCCACGGTTGCGGGCCACGGTGGAGACAAACAGGTCGTATGTTTCGGCAACGCCCGCCTGCAGCTCGGTAAGCGCCTCGCTGGAAAGAGGACGGTGGGGAGAGTAATCAACCTTTTTCGCTCCGGCGTAAATGTGGGTGATAGTTATACCGGCGGCATCTTCGGCCCGGGAAAAATCGGCATGGGTAGCGACTACTCCGACAGATCCGGCGCCACCGGTGCGGGGGATGATGATCCGTCCGGCGGAACTGGCCAGCAGGTATGCGGCGCTGTAGGCTGATTCGTTACAAACGGCGGTGATCGGTTTCATGGCGCGGGACTGATAGATATGATCGGCCAGGTCAAATACGCCGCAGACCTCGCCGCCAGGGGAATCGATATCCAGCAGTATTGACTGGACTCCGTCATCAGCCAGGGCGGTGTCAAAGGCCTTGCGGATCTCGCCGTAGGTGGTGGGCCCTCCGCTGGGATAATCGGAGGCCATGACGCGGTGGAGCAGCGGGCCGTACATACCGACTACGGCAACACCATCTCGGACGTAGTAGCCGGAGCGGGCGCGGTCCTGATCGGAAAGGACAGCGGCCTCCTGGAGGGGAAGCGCGGACAGATCCAGATTGAAGCGCGGGCCGAGGGCGTGCAGCACTACGTTCAGCTTTGCTTCGGATATCATCAGCGGTCGGTTGAAGAGCAGTTCGGCTATTCTCATGTTTCTCATGCCGGGGAGTCCTCCGGATTGTTTTTGTCGTAGGGCGGCGTGTCAACGTGTTGCACCGCCTGTTTTTCCATAGGAGTAAGGCCGTCCCGATCCCTCATGCGCTTTTCCTTGACCTGCTGGCGGTGATTCCGCTCCCAGTCGCCTCCGGTGAGCTTGATGGTTTCTTCGGCCAGCGTTGACAGCCCTTCGTCAATACGGGTGGTGGCGGCATTGGCGGCCTTGTTCTCATCAATATGGCCGCGGGCGTCGCCGATCCACTCGCAACCCAGATAGGCCATGCGGATCAGAGGATCGGAGAGAAAACCGGGAGCGGAGAGACGGCCCAGGGCTACGGCTTCGGTGATAACCGCTTCCCAGATCGGCTGACAGTAATCGGCGGCCAGCCAGAAACGGCAGGAAAGGACATAGCGCCAGAATTCCAGGAGCGCAGCTTGTGAGGCGGAGTATGAGGCGGTGAAGTGTTTGATCAGAATCTCATGGGGCATCTCGATTGCTGCGCCGATCTGCTGCGCCATGGCATTGAGGAACGCTTCGGCGGCGACGTTGGGCCGCTTGGGATCCACAACACTGATGTCCTCATCGGGCCAGAGGCCTATCACCGACCCGGAGCCGAGCTTGATACCATCGGTGTCGATGCGCTCTTTTGCTTTTTCATCCTGGTCAACCAGCTCCGGATTCGGATTGCTGGATTTGACAACGACGGTGAGCAGCGAGGAGACCACGGCGGCCTGAATCTCGTTGTCGGTATAGGTGGTGAACTGCTTGATCAGCTCGATAACCGGGGCCAGATCGGGAACACCACGGGTCTGGCCGATGCGGCGCTTGCGGTAGACGTGCAGCACGAGGCGGCGACCATCGGTGTCAAAGGCTTTCAGCTCCATCCATTCGCGCTTTTTGGTGTAACGCATGTTGCCGGGATGGAACTTGGCGATATGATATTTGACCGGAGCGCCGTTTTTGTCTTTTTCGACTCCGGCGATCATGGTTTCCGTGTCCGGTTTGAGGCTCGGATTGCAGACCCGGTCGGATTCAATAAAGTTTATGCGGAGACGATAGGGATTGTTAGGGCGCGGGATGCGCGGAAGATTGGTGAAGGTGTCGCCGGCGGACAACATGGATCGAAAAACAAGATCCTGCGACTGGGAAAAGTTGAGTTGCTGCTCGACGTCAAAGTCCTTACCGGAGGTGGCCAGCTTAAATTCCTGCTCGGCCTTGCGCTCCCAGGCGTCGGCCTGATCTTCGCTGAGTCCGGAGAGTATGTCGCGATCAATGGCGGCGCGGGGTTTGAGACCGGTACCGACTACGTTGGTGACTTTGGTATTGATGGCACCGGCGGCGATGGGAGAGTTGCGCTCCAGGTCGCGGGACCGGTCGCGGAGCTCGGGGAGATCGTAGAGGATAACGGAATCGGCGTCGCCATCGCCCGGTTTCCAGGAGGATGTCTGTTTCCGGTCGCGGCGTGCGCCGGTGTAGCCGCCGACAATAGCCATCTGGGCCCGGGCGCGCATGCGCTCGACACCGTGAGCCGGACTGAAATAGTTGACGACCTTATCCGCAAGGGTCGGCTCGACAGTGACCGTTTCACGGCCTATGCGCAGGGTGAACGGTTTCAATCCGCCACCTGCAGACGCCGCACGTAGATGCCGCCCCGGTCGAGTCGCTGTAAACGCCGGTCCCAGGTTTCAATGCCCTTCTGTATCCAGTCCAGATTGGCGCGGGTATACTCGACACCGTCGATGACGATCTTTTGCCCGGCCAGCACTTTTGTTTCGGCGGCGAGGTATTCGTTGAGCTTTGATTGTGCGGTTGCGAGATCAATCCCGGCCATATCGGCTCCAGTCGATGATATGACCGGGATTGTGTCAGGTGTTTTACGGGGTGGGAATCACTTCTGGCACATTCTGACGCATCCTGACGCAAAATGTTGTGGTTTTGAAAATAATTTTATCCATATCTTGTGTTATGGCGATTCCAAAATTGACCGCATTTGCTCAAGCAATAGTTCAAATTTTGGCAAATATCTTTCGATCACCTCTTTATCGCTGCCCAGGACGTCGGCGGCGAATTTGTCCCAGGGCAGATACTGGTCGAACTCGTCTTCCTCTGTGCACGAAACAAATAAAGCATCTCCGTCAGAATTCCTGGACAGAAAAACAGACGGGGATGACCAATTTGGCAATAAATCGATTGCCGCATCCACAATAGTTTCCGTCAATTTGTTGGCAACTTCCGCCATAACCACGCCCAGGACGTGGGCGCGGAGCGCATCGGTTATTTTCGCTTGGTTAGTCATAGTTAAAATCCTCCTTGGTTTCCCGCGCCGGTCAGGGCGCAGGCCGTTAGACATATCCCAATGCAATGGTTTCGATATCTGCCGCTAATTTTTTTAATGCGTCGCTAATCTCTTTCGCCCGTTTTTTATCATCCGCGTCAACCTCACGTTCCAGCATCCACACAGCCGCTTCCCGCAGGTTAAATTCATAGCGCGGGTTGTTTTTAAGAGGCCCTGATAACTGCAAACGCAAGGTAAGAGGATCTTCAGGCAACTTTCCGGCGGGTTCAGGAAAATATATATATGTATCCATTCCGTCCATTACATCTTCCAAAATATCTGCGGCAACCGTTTTGATCAGTGTATTAGCCAACTTTTCAATTTCTTTGGGTGCTTCGTAGTATTCAAGATCCCATACGTTCTTTTCAGAAGTTACCCTTTTCATTTCGCACCTCCCAGTCGCTGTCGCATAGCCCACTTGATCCAGTTCCACAGATTATCAAAGCCGTCTTTTTCCGCCTGTTCTTCCCACTTCTTTTTTTCCTCATCAGTTAAAGTTCCGCCGTGTATTCGAGCCATAGAATTGTCTCCTTTTGCTGGATTTTTAACAATTCTATACGCAATTATACGCAACTGTCAACAGATAAATAATTTGCACTAAAAATGAATCTAACCGGCTCAATTTTGAGCCGGTTAGATCGTTACAGGAATATCAAGCGGGGAAAAATCATCACCCATCACCAGCAGCCGGTAATCCTCCAGCGCCTGGAGGGAATAACGTTTCCCCTTCATCTGACCAGGCCGCAACGGTTGCGACTTGATCAACCCCTCTTCATCCAGTCTGTACAGCGTGCGCACCGATATTTGCAGCAATTCTGCGGCACGGGGCGGGCGCAATACGGTGTTTGCCAGGATAATGCGGCGCTTCAAGGCTTCGATATCACCCTTGTTGATCTTATCCGACTGCGTTTCATTCGCCACTTGATACCCCCTGGCTGTATATTATGCGGCTTTTCTTTGGTTTTGGCGGCAGTTCGCTGCCTGATTTGAGTATGATCTGCAGATCCTTTGCCCGCGCTTCATAGTTCGGATTGAGTATTTCCCGCACGGCCATGTTGCCGACCCGCACGTCCAGCGCTTCGTTGCGGATAAAGCCGGGGCGCAGCTTCCAGACCGTTTCCAGCTTGTTCGTGCGGCGGTTCTTTTCCTTGACGGCATGCTCTGCGGTAAGCATGCGAAAATATTCGAAGTCGTAGGACATGGGGAAGTGGCAGCTTCGCGGCCCGCCGGGCTCGTTGTTGAGCCAGGTGAAGAGGGCGTCTTTTCCGGAGCTGACGCCCAGCTCGTAGAAGGCGACCTTGTACTTTGGCGATTTGCTTGGCTTGCGCGGGACAAGCGGAGCGCTGCTGTTGTTGCCACCCTTGTGCGCGATGTAGCGCCGCGAGCGCCTGACGAACTTGGCGACCATTTCTGCACGGTAGCCGAGGTCAACGCCCATTCTGGTGATCGTCAGTTCGGCGCCGGATTCGTGCAGCCAGGTGGATGTTTCCGCCCAGTCGTGGAGCTGGCTCCAGATGTCATCCTTGGTGGTGTCACCGTGGAATGAGCGGTATTCGACACCCCACGATTCGTGGCCCGCGCCCCAGGCGACGACCTCGCATTCCAGCCGGTTGGCCTGGACATCCACGTCGGCGGTGAGGACAACGGCCTGCATCGGTACGCGCCAGGTTGCATCCTCGGGAGCGTAATGCTCGCGGCGATTGTAGAGTTCTTTTTCCTTGATGGTGTCGCCTTCGGAATCTACCGGCAGCGGCAGGCCGAGACAGTCGTTGTAGAAGTATTTGAGGTTTTCCAGCGTCGGCTCGCTGAGGGTGACCAGATAGGCCTGGGCGATCTCGTTGAAATAGACAAAGCGGGACAGCATCGGGGGAACATGCCACCAGATCGAGGATGGGCGCAGGTGAATGACGCGATCGTCGCGGCGTTTCCAGCGGCCGGCCTTGACGGCATCGTCGCGGTCGTCTTCATCCCATTTGCCCTGGCACTGTTCGCACTCATACCAGGCGGAGCCGTTGCGGGACAGGTCGCGGGGATCGGTGACGCCATCGGCCCAGCGCACTTGGGAGAATTTAAGGGTTTGCTCGTGCCTACAGTGCGGGCAGACGGCGTAGAACTCGCGGACCTCCTGGGCATGATGCTGTGCGGACCAGACCGGGCCATCGACGGTGGAAGATGTGCAGGCGTCGAGGATCTTGCGCGAGTGTTTGAAAGCCCTGGTTCGGGCGTAGGACTTCTGGAGGGCCGAGGCCGGATAGAGATCGATTTCATCACGGATCAGATAGCGGATCGGCTTGGAAGCGAGGCGACCTTCTGAATTGGACCAGGCCAGATATATGGTCATGCCGTTTTTCAATCTGATCCGTTGCCGGCCCAGATCATCAGGGTTCTTTGTTCTCAATTTCCGCAGAGATGGAGTATCTCGGAACATTGGAATCAGTCGGTCGCTGATGGTGTCGCCACCGGTTGACTGATCCTGCATGACCAGCAGCGCCGGGCCGGGATCCTCGGATGCGGCCCAACCGATGCAGTTGTGCAGCACGTCGGTTTTACCCCCCTGGGATCCTCCTGCAATGGTGAGGTGTTGGACGTGTTCTGTGCTGAAGGCGTCCATAATGTCTACCAGATAGGGCGCGACATCATTGTCCCAGGGGCCGGGCAACGGTGATATGTGGACGTGGCGCTGGCGGTGTGCCCACTGGGACCCGCTCTTGTTGGACCCGGCCTGAAAAGCCAATCGTTCACCGGGATAGAGCCGGTAGGAGCGAGGCGGAGCTGCCGGCAGCCAGGAGTAATCAGTTATGTGCTGAACGGCGGCAGACATGGCGTCAGAATGTCACCGTGGCGGTGAGAATTGCAGCTGCAGCCCAATAAATAGCGCGGCGGTAATCATCATGAAACACACAGACTGCCGCGGAACCGACATTGAGCGCGATGGTGAAGCACGGAAAAAGCCACTTCGGAATTATCATTCGTCATCCTCTTCCGGCCCCTGGATCGGGCGGCTGTAGTTATCAAGCACCTTGCGGTTGATGCCGAGCATGAAGCTGATCAGGTCCGGCGCTTTTTGCGGATCACCTCCGACCATTTTAATTATCCTGCCGGCGGAGCTGCGGGCGGAGGCGTCCAGATGCGTCTTGAGGTCGCTGGCCCGGGCGGCAAGTTCAATTTCTACATGTTCACGGGGGATCAGTTCGCCCTGGCGCTCCTTATACTTCAGCTCACGCAGACCGGCATCGCTAGAAATACGCCGGATTTCTTCCTTAAGCTTCTGTTCCTGAAGGTTAATCATGTCATCCGTGGCGGATCCGTCCTTGCGCTGTAGATGTTGCCGGGCATAATCCTGGGCGGCGGACAGGGTGTATTTCCCGTCCGGGCCGGGCCGGATCTTTCCATCATCGCGGTGTTCATAGGCGCTGCTCCTACTGATCTTCCACCCCTCGGCATCCAGATACGCGACTACATCCATGAGCGAGTCGAACAGATGCTCCCCGCCGGACTCGTAGCGGGAAGTGCGGAAAGCTTTAAGGGCGGCCTCGGCTTTTTTCAGGCTCTTGAGGTTGGCACCGGTCGGCTTGCGCTTGGCCAGCTCCAGGGCATCGTCGCGGTGAGCAACAAGGCGCGCTTCTTCCTGGTCGATAGCTGCGGTTATGTCAGGTGCCGAGATGGTCATGGCTCCGGATCCTCGACGTAGTACCCACGCTCGACGTTGTCGTAGAGGGTTTGCTCATACCCCATGGCGATGTCTGCTCCCCTGCCCTCCAGGATGTGATGCAGGGTTTCAGCGCTGTGTTTGGCGTTCCACGTTTCTGTCGCGGCCCGCTGCAGATTGCACCATAGCAACTCCCAGCCTATCTCAAATACTTCGGGAAGAAGATGCCACCATTGGCGACAGAGAGAATTGGAGACAAAGCGGGTGGTGGGGAACTGGTAGAGGTCGCGGTTCATAGGATATTCTCCGTTTATGATTGTTTTCTGCCGGTCAATTTAAGCGTTTCCTGAATACCTTCGTAAATCCGCCATCCACACAATGCCCCTTACGGAGCGCCACCCTTGCGAGTCTCGCCCTGACACCGTGGCTGTGGTCCGACTGCCGGAACAATCCGAAGTAGCTGTTCGCGCTCCGCACAAAATTTTTACAGCTCTTACTGGTTACTGTCTTCCAGACATTATCCCGCGTCGTCCGCCTCAGCACCCTTCGCCATGGCTTGATGATCTGTCCAACAAAATCCACGCCTCGCTCGATTGGCTGAAGGATCGTCTTACGCGGATTGAGCGCCAGACCGAGGTACTCCGAGACAAACCTGCCGATCTCAGCACTGGCAGCGTTCAGCCAGGTCGGGGAATCATGCAGCAACACCATGTCGTCAACGTATCGGATGTAGTGCCGAGCTCCTATACGGTGCTTTATATGCTGATCGAGTACATCCAGGTAGACATTGGCGAAAAACTGGCTGCTGAGGTTGCCGATCGGCAGCCCCAGGTGAGGGGGTTGGTTAAACAGGCTCTTGTGTGGCGGGATCAGGGCCAGCAGGTCAGGTGCGGCCTTGATCCGGACGTTTTCACGCGGATCATGGAAGAGAATGGTATCGACCAGCCGCATTGTCCACGGTTCATTGATCTTCCGAGACAGCAGATCGCGGAGGATGTTCTTGTCGATACTGACAAAGAAGTTGGCCATGTCGAGCTTCAGGTAGTAGGCCCGGCGCGTCCAGTTCTGCGTGATGCTCCTGATCTTATGTTCCAGGCGTTTTGCGCCGTACAGCGTGCCACGGCCAGGTATGCAGGCGCAACTATCCGCGATGAAGGAGCGATGGAACCTATCCGCAATTCGATTGTAGAGCAGGTGGTGCACGATCCTGTCCCGGAAGTCGGCCGCCCATACCTCGCGGGGTTTCGGCCTGGTTACCACAAAACAGATGGAGGTGCCGGGCTGATAGCTCCCGTCCACCAGCTCCCGGTACAGCTCCATGATGTTGCGCTCCAGGCTGGTTTCAAACTTTAATGCATTGGCGGTATTGCGCTTGCGCTTGCGGCAGTCGTAATAGGCGCACAGCAGTTCATCCACCGTCACGTCGGCATCGCTATGATCTGCGGACCGCTCGAACCCCATTGTTGTTGTTCTTATTGTTGTTGTTCTGGTTGCCATTGTTGAAATTCACGATCCATGCGTTGTTGGAGTTAGAGGCGTTATGTCGTGATGCTCACGTCGCACAGCGGAAGGCATTGCCGATCCGCCATGAAACTGCGGCGCGACCTTGCAGGGCCAATGCCCGCCGGTTTCGTCTTAAGGCGCTTTACCGTGGGGGCCTTTCCCCAGGGACACGACCAGATTATTCGCACGGACATAACCGCCATGACGGTCATGCAACAGGCGACGATGCGGACTTGAGCCAACCAGATGATTGCCTGCCGATCTGGTCGGTCAACTCGATGGTCTGGGCGAACTGTCCCGTGCTGATCAACCGCATGTCCTTGGACAGCCTGAGCAGTAACGTCACCACCTGGAGGTGCTCCTGTAGTGTTTCCAGGTGGTGACGCTTATCGCGGGAACAGTTTGCCCGATAGATCAGCACGGTCAATTCGACACACTCCTCACGGATCTTGCCACCGAGCGATTGCTTGTAGTCACGAGGCATATCTTTAGTTATACGGGTGACCACCTGGAGCAGATCATAGGTAACGCGGTATATGGGAAGTGTCGAAGCCAGTGCCATAGTTGATTCCTTTTTAAATAGTTAAAGGGCTAAATTTTTAATCTGCGGACCGCTCGAACCCCACCGTTGAAGCTCTTACCGCTGGTGCCCTGGCTGCCACTGCCGAAACCCACGACCCATGCGTAGTAGGAGCTAGAGGCGTGCTCAGTGCTGGACCAATACCAGGTCGTATCGAATGCCTCTGCCCCACCGGCACGGAAGAGTTCAGGAGTCTTCTTACGGTTCGGGCCGAGTGCCATCCAGATCCGCATCAACTCATCCCGTGAAGGCAAATACCAGTCATTGAAACCGCCGATCTGGAGCGACCGGCAGAACTGGGCGGCAGGGTGATTATCGTCGTTGATTTTCTCACTGTTAATAAAGCCTTCTTCGTCACTGTCGGTTCCGTCAAAGGCATTCAGCTTTTTCTTCTTGTAATCCAGGCTCAACTTTTCGCCCTCGGCCTTTGGAGCCACGATCAGGGCGAATCGCACTTCATCAACGATGATCTCACCAGCGAAGAATCCGCCACCAAAAGCCACTCCCAAAGCGGGTATAACCAATTTTTTTGCCATGCTGCACCTCCCTTAATTGTTAAATTGGTAAATGGTTAAATTTTCAATCTGCGGACCGCTCGAACCCCATTGGCGTCGCTCTTACCGTCGTAGCCCTGGGAGCCATTGCTGAAATACACGACCCACGCGTAGCCGGAGTAAGAGGCGTATTCGGTACTTGACCAATACCAGTCCCGTTCAAACGCCTCTGAGCCGCCCTCGCGGAAGAGTTCCGGAGTGTTCTTCCGGCTCAGGCCCAGGTTGCGCTCCAGTAGCGCCAGTTCATCACGCGACGGTAGATACCAGTCATTAAAGCCTCCAACCTGGAGCGAGCGGCAAAACTGGGCAGCGGGATGATTGGCATCATTGATCTTCTCGCTGTTAGCCAGGCCGTCGTCATCGCTGTCGGTACCGTCGGAGATGCCCCGGTTTTTCTTCTTGTACTCCAGGTCCATCTTTTCGCCCTCGGCCTTTGGAGCCACGATCAGGGCGAATCGCACTTCATCAACGATGATCTCACCAGCGAAGAATCCGCCACCAAAAGCCACTCCCAAAGCGGGTATAACCAATTTTTTTGCCATG